TGGACGATCGACTCCGAATCCCGTGAGATTCCCAATGGTCTCCACTACCGCCGCGGGCACACCTTCCGCTCCTTGGGCCTCTCCAAGGCAACGGACGGGTTGTCGCACGCAGCGGTTGAGGTAGTCATCGAAGCGCTCGTCCGCCGTGGGGCGATCCGCCCTGCGGATCACCTTATGGCGAGACGGTCGCTCGGGTTGGTGGGGAACACAACTTGGAGCTTTCCCGATCCGATCGGGGAAGTTGTGTTCTCCAGAGGGAGTCCGATGGGCACACCTCTCAGTTTCATAGTTCTCTCTTGGGTGAGCGCTTGGGCGGTCGGCAAGTTCAGCCGATCCTTGACTCATGGGGACGACGCGGTTGGCCGGCATCGGATCGGATCCGATGCCCTTGACGTTTACGCCAGCCGTGTCGCCTCCGTGGGTGCCCAGCTCAACAAGGGGAAGACCTTTAGGGCGGACCACTCGTGGACCGCCTGCGAGATCCTCGCCCTTCCCCGGGAGAACTGTGAAGACGGAATGACTCTCTTTGTACCCCCCTCCGTTCCTCCTCCGGGCCTTCGGGCCCCGGTGGAGGCGGACCCGAGGCTTGAGAACCTCTGGTTGCGCCGGATGGAGAGGGTTATTAAGAGCCGCTTCCCGTGGGTCAAGTGCGACCCCCGGCTCCACCTTCCGGTGGAGGTCGGGGGACTTGGCTACACGGGTCGCGGTCTTGCCGTTGGTCGCGGTCTCCGGTCTCGCCTCGGTGCCCTGGTTTCCAGGGGGCCGAGTGCCGAGATCGGAGCCGCTCTCATCGGCAAGAAGCCGTTCAGAGAGGTGGGCCTCTACCCGCGTCCTCTCGTACGGATCCCCAAGCCAAAGGCCTACTGGAAGGCGGTGAAAGCCGTCAACCAGGAGCTCGCGCCGTCGGGCGCGGACTTGGTGTCCGTACCGCTGGAGTCCTTTGAGTCCTTCAAGTGTCAACTCGTCGAGAGTGAGTTGAGACTCGCTGAAGGAGATAGGTTCCGGCGGAAGAGAGTTGCGGGTAGACCAGACAGGGACAAGAGGTCTGCCGTGTTCCGGCGCCTGGGCGTCAAGCCCGCCAAGCCTCTTTCGAGGTTCGGCGGCTTGGCTAGTCTCAAGCGCTGGGCCCTCGCGTGTAAGAGCGTGAGGGTCACGGTAGA